GTAATCCTGGTAACAAATACGCTAAAGATATAATCGCAAAGTATTCCCAAAGTGGTGGAAGTAAATCAGAACCACAAAATGAACCCACTTCTAAACCAAAAGAAGCTAGAAAAGGCAATCCATCAGTAAATAAAGATGCTAAGAAAAATGCAGAAAAATTTGGTATTACTCCAGAAAAATTAGGTAAAGAAGAATATCCAAAAACAATGTTAAAAGCCGCAGTTGAAGCTCTAACTGATGCTAATTTTCACGATGAAGCAAGGGAATTGATATCAAAGATTGAGGGAAAGCCTGAATGGGCTAAAAAGGTAAATTATCCATCAATGGATGACCCAAAGTATAAAGAAAAAATGACGGATATAAGAACAAATGGAGTAGATAGTTCAGAATATTGGGATTCTGATGATAATACTCGTGATTATGGTACTAGTGTATCGCAAAAATCGGGTTGGAATGGAACAGATGCAGCAGATGGTATTGCATTCACTTTAAGAATGAATGGATTTCATAAACAAGCTGATATGATTCAATCCGTATTTGATGCGCAACCATCGACTAAACTATCGTCAGTGTTACCTAAATAATAAAAACAAATGATTCCAAATTTTGAAGAAATATTATCAGAATTAAGTTATAGAATTCCGGAGGGTATAATTGATCTTACTAAACCACATCAGGTAAATGAACTGATTGAGATACTGAAAGAACATAATATATCATCACCAACTACACTTGCTCAAAAAGCAACTCAATGGTTCACTTTATTAAAAGAGGATGATATTGTAAAAAACAAAAAAACAGGAAATATATATACGGTTAAAACTTTTAATCCGGATACGCACGTAAAACCAACACCGGCTGAAATAGATAAGGCAAAGGGTGATGGGGAAATAAAACCAGAACCTACACCAAATATTTTTGACAAACCAACTGAAAAGGATACCGATGCTGGTGAGACTTTAAGTTTGGATTCATTTTTAGATGGAATACCAGATACATCCAATACTATAAAGGGGAAAGATTCGGTAAAAGCAGGGGCAAACGCAATACTTAATCAGTTAGATAAATTTGCAAATGCACCAAATAATCCAAACGCGGATTCTCATAAAAAAACAAAATCATTAATTGATAAAATGTTTAATGGTGAATCATTGGGTGATGATGAAAAGGCGTTCTTATACCAATTTATTAGAATTGCAGAACCAACCGTAAACAATCCAAATTCTGCCAAATTTTATATTGCAAAAGAACCTAATAATTTTAAAGGAAATAAAAGGGCTAAGATTGAAATCGGTAGTAGAAGTGGTGGCACACCTACGCTTGCTGCATTTAGAAAATTTACCGAAAAGGCTGGGTTATCACAAATGTCCGCATCTACGTTTGGTACAAAACTAACAACTGCAAACCAAACATTTACTGGTGAAGATGGTAAGGTTAAGTTAATTATGGGTAAAGATGGAAACGAATGGACATCGGTTGTTAAGAATGAAAACGATATAGTAACTTCAATAAACTTTGGTGATACTAAACTTACACGATTAGATTTAAATGACCCTAATATATCAGAAACAGAATTAAAATTAAGAGAGAGAAATAATCGTAATATGGATGATTATTCCAGAGCAATTGAAAAGCGTGATTTGAAATTTATTGATATGGATGAGGGTGTAACACCTGATACTCCTGAAAATAGAGTTATTGTTATCAGAGGTGCATTAACTGGGATGGCAACTAGATTGAGAGAATTAGCTAACAAAAGTGGTACTAATGAGGAACGGGTTACAAATATTATAGATTCAATTGATACCTTTGCAGAAAGAAATCCAAACGAATCCCCACAAGAATGGTTTAAAGATTTAAACGCAGTAATGTCTTCAATTGCAAATGATGAAGGAGAGCCATCATTAAGAGAATCTTGGGCAAACTATGCAGAAGTATACGCGGCTATTGTAGCTATGCATGGCGGTGGTAATGGTACTGAAAATGGCGCATGTGCTTTATTACCGGAAAGTACAACATTGCAAACGGTTGATGTACTTACTATTAATACAAATGGTGTAGGTGAGAGGAGGATTGTAACATTGGATGGGAGGAGTGTTAAAAAAGGAGTAGGAGCACCTAGTGCCTTAACATCTAAAGCCGAAAAATCTACTTATAAAAATGATAAAGACGGTACTAAAAAGACATCTATTATAGAATTATCCAAATCGCACGATGATATATACCGTATGAAATTGGATGAACCAATTGAATCGCATACTGAATACCAAACCAAATATCGCAGTAATCTAATAGATACTGTTAGAGAATTGGGAGTAAGTGGCGATTATATCACTACCATAGAAGATGCTCTTACAGAACCAAACAGAGGATGGGTATCTGTTGGTAAAGCACTTGCTCAAATAGAACTTCAAAGAACTAAAAAGAACATAGATGCTTCGGCAGAAACTATGAAAAAAATTCGTATGAGATTGGAAAGTTATTATTTATACAATAAATTGGCACACGATGTATATAATACAAACGTAGATATTCAGGATTTTAGTAATGATAGTATATTATCACAATCAGATGATAGGGGTGGTACTCAATTAGTTAAAAATAAAGATATTAAAATAGATTCATCGGATGGTGTTAATATTTTAGCCTATATTAAATCTGAATTTAATGTTGGGACATGGGGAGATGGTGGCAGGAGTGGAAACGCTGGAGCGGGTAGATTCCATAATGCACCTAAAAAATAGTATTCAAAAAAACACCTTTGAATTAAAATTTTATACTTATTTAAGATTATATTAAATAAGCTATATTAAAATGAATACACAACTATTGTGTCTGTTTACAACAAAAGGTCAAATAGATAATTCTTTAGATTTTATACTAAAAAACTATATATTACAGAATAACAATATCTTTGTTTTGCAGAGCAAGATAAATGATGACGAATTGTATATAACTTTTAATGTAGAAAAAGGTTCTGCACCAATTGATTCTGAATGGAAAACTATACTTGTTCATAGAAAAAAACAATCCAACACTATATACACTATAAACGCCTTAAACGAAGTTATTAAATCAAAAACAGGCGGTCAAATTGATACTTCATTTCAAATAGATTGGGATGATTTTACCAATTGTATACTAACTACTTCAAATACTGGATACAGAATGATATCTACAAAGGTGTTCAAAACTATTAATACTCAAAATTTGTAATTTCAAAATATTATTCGTATATTTGGTTTATGCCAAAATACAAATTTACTCCAATTCAATTACATACCGATAAAGACGTTGATATATTCGAAAAAAACGAAATAGAAATATCAAAAGCAATTATCTATGGTATAGATTATGGTATCAAATACAAAAAACCGGTTGTTGATTTTGCAGAAATTGTATTAAAACACGCATTCTACATAACCCTATCTATCGAAAGTTCTCAATTTGAAAATTTAATAGAGCAAAACCTACAAACTTTACTAAAATATGAAGAATATGAAATGTGTGCCTTATGTGTAAAATTGAAAAATAAATTAAAAAAACAAAGTGAAAAACCAAATAAACAGTTATGAAAGAACAGAAAGAACAAACCGCAATTGAATATTGCGAAGAAACCTACCCACAAACGTGCGAAGAATTCAAAAACATTTTAGATGAAATGTATGTCACCTTTTGTAAAAAACAAAGAAACTACGGACCTGGGAACATTTCAGTAGGAACTTCATTAGAAAGTAAAGATGATGTTAAGTTATCCCTAACTGGATTATGGTTCAGACTTAATGATAAAGTACAACGATTGAAACAATTGGTAGTATTAGGTCAACCTGATGAAGTAGGTGAATCAATACAGGACACATACGAAGATATCTCCGTATATGGCATAATTGCTCAAATAGTACAAAGAGGCAAGTGGGCAAAATAAATTTGTTAATATCAAATAAATAACGTATATTTGATATAACAAAAGCAAAAAGGTTATATTTATTAGTAGGAATATTGCAATATAACCTTAAAACTTAAAAACAATTTATTAACATTTAAAACTTAAAATTAATGGACATTTCATTAGCATTAAAGAGATTTAGCTCTTTACAAAACAACACAAAAAAGTCTGACTCAATTTGGAAGCCAGCAAACGGTAAATCTCAAATCCGTTTAGTACCCTACAAATTTAATAAAGATAATCCTTTTATTGAATTGTATTTTCACTACAACATTAACAACAAAACGTACTTGTCACCAATTTCATTTGGAAGACCTGACCCAATCGTAGAGTTTGCAGACAAACTTAAACGTACAGGCGATACTGATGATTGGAAAGCAGGTAAGAAAATGGAGCCAAAATTAAGAACATTCGCACCAATCGTTGTTAGAGGTAAAGAAAATGAGGGTGTTAAATTTTGGGGATTTGGTAAAACAGTTTATCAGGATATTTTGGGTTACATAGCCGATCCTGATTATGGGGATGTTACTGATCCAATCAGTGGTAGAGATATTGTATTAGAAGTTACCGCAGCGGAAGAGTCTGGTACATCATATCCAACAACAACAATTAGAGTAAAACCCGCCGTTTCTAAACTGCACGAAGATGCGACAACCGTTCAACAACTATTGGAAGGACAAAAAGAAATTACTGAATTATATCAGGAATTATCTTACGCAGAATTAAAAGGTATTTTAGAAAATTGGTTAAATCCATCAGCAGGGGCACCGGATGAGGAATCAGTTGTAGCTGAATTAGCGGCAACTAAAACTCCAACACAACCTGTATCTACAACATCGGTTACAACCCCACAGTATGCGGCGACAACTCCTACAACGGAATTAAAAGATGATTTACCGTGGGAAGATGACGCACCTAAAACATCTGCACCAAAAGATGATGTAGCATCGGCATTCGATGATTTATTTAACAATTAATTAAAGCAGTTACGATGGCAAAAAGAGAAGATGATTTGGCAAGTGTTCTTGCTGAATCATTAAATAAACAAAATAAGGATGGTAAGATTGCGTATTTCCTAACAGATGAGGGAGGGGATGCACCAACAAATGTAAAAGATTGGTTATCGACCGGTAATGCAATGTTGGATGTGGCAATCTCTAATAGACCTTATGGGGGTTTGCCAGTTGGTAGAATTGCAGAGATTACGGGTTTAGAGCAGAGTGGAAAATCTCTGCTCTCTGCCCATCTTTTAGCAGAAACCCAAAAGAAGGGTGGTGTTGCAGTACTAATTGATACAGAAACCGCAGTAAGTAGGGAATTTTTAGAAGCAATCGGAGTAGATATTTCAAAACTACTTTATGTTTCAGTTGATACCGTTGAAGGTATTTTTGAAGCGTGTGAAACAATTATTGAGCAGGTTAGAAAAGGTGATAAAGACCGATTAGTAACAATTGTAGTAGATTCGGTGGCAGCTGCATCAACTAAATTGGAATTGGAAGCCGATTATGATAAAGATGGATTTGCGACAGGTAAAGCTATTATCATTTCAAAAGCAATGAGAAAGATTACCAATATGATTGGTAGACAATCTATCGCACTTATATTTACAAACCAATTAAGACAGAAAATGAACGCAATGTTTGGTGACCCC